GGTCGATAGTCCCAGCGCACCGGCTCAACATAACGCCGAGCCTCAATTATGCGAAGCGCCCAATCCATCCGATGACCCTAGGTACGATCATTGCGATTACGACGCCGACAAGGACGCCTGCTGTGAAAGCCTGACGACGATGGTTTTTCAGGGCAAGAAGATAGCGAGCGTGAAGAGTCACCGATATACACGGCTCTGTGAGGTATGCGTCATCGTTGGCGGGCGGTTTCATCGGCGGCATCCATGCGTTTGGGATGCCGGATGATATGCAAACTGCGGCCTTGGCGGAAACCGGGTCCCGTCCGCAAGCGGACTCCCCCCAGTTATCCGCCTACGGCCTTGTCAGGGGTCTTGCTGGCGAGCGATACGGTCGGCAGCGCGGATATGACGTACCCCAGGTCGTAGCCCTTGTATTCGAGCGCGATGACGGTCGGTGACTCGTAAGTAATCGTATAGCCGGCGTCGGTCAGGTCGCGGAACGAGACCTGACGGATCGGCTGGCCATTCTGGGTGACGGTCAGGTATCCAGCGAGATATGGGCGCAGGTTGCCATCCTGGTCTGGGCGGTCGCCCTTCATGACTGCCGACAGAAAAAGCTGGTAGCCCTGATACGGGTGTATCTGCTGCTCAGGTCCGCGAGGCTGAGCAACTTCGGCAGGCGGTGCCGAGGGTTCTTGCTGCACCTGGACAACCGGCACAGGCTCCGGACGTTTGACTGGCGGTGGTTGCTTGCTGCTATCGCGGTTGAGGTTCCAGACGATCATGCAGGCCGCAATAGTGAACATGATGGCCGCGCCCTTGAACGGCCAGCGCTTCCAGATCGGGACGATATCGTTTGCTTCCAGCTCGGCGGCTGCGGCTGAAGATCGCGTGTGGCTCTTCCAGAATCCGAAATAGGTTTTCTCATACTGACGGATCGAGGTGTTGACGACCTCGCCGCGAAGGCCATCCTGAACCTTGCGGATGTAGCGGTCATTAGTGCCGAACGCAGTGGCCTTCTTGCAGCGATAGACAACCTGGACGAGATCGCGGATGGCTCGGTTGATCTTGCCGTAACTCTGAGTGATCAACAGTACGTCGGCGCCTTCGTGACGGTGCAGTGAGTACCACTCTTCGACCTCGACAGGCGTACCGCGTACCGGCAAGGCCAGATGGCATTCATCGATGATGTAGAGCGGGCCTGTACCGGTTTCCTCATGGCGCCATGGGTCACCGTAGTGGCTCTCCTGACTGAACGGACGAACAAGGCGGCTGCCCTCCTCCCTGGTTTTGGGGTCGGTATATCGCTCGGTATACGGCTCCCGGATTTCGATCAAGTGGCAGTACTCGGGAAAGTACGTCTGGAACTTCTCCATCACCAGGGCCAAGTTTGTGATGACCTTGCGCCCTTGCTTGAGCGCAGGAATCAAGTGGAAGACAACGGCTTCGTGTGACTTACCGCCACCCGGCTGGCCAAGCATCAGGTTGATCATCAGGAACCCCAGCGAACGAACGGAACGGTTTGAAGGACGAATCGAATTACCAGGGCAGCAACGATGATGGTGATGGCCTGGGTGACTCCGATTGCGCCGAGCATCTGGCCGACCTCGGGCGGGATCATTGAATAGTACGTCTGGGGATCGAACGGAATGTCGATAGCGTTTAGCGCTGTAGCTGCAACGGACAACATGCCATCGACAAACCAGCAGCCAAGATCGGTTGCCATGTTCCAAATGTCTTTGAATACCTGGGCGAAGACCGATAGAAACCATTTAGCGAATCCAACAATCTTTGCCAGAAGCGCAGTAAAGAAGTTACCTATTGCAGCCATATCAACCCCCGAACGTTATTGCACGCGCCGTGAATAGCGCTGTAACCAGAAGAATGACTTTGATGAAGTCGAAGACATAGCAGAGGTTTACAAACGACTGATTACCGAAGCTCGCCCAGGTAGCGATATTGAATGACAACGACCAGGACGGACAGGAACCGGAGAATTGAGGAATAAACGAGTTAAGGAACGACATAAATTGACTGTCGTCAAATCTGGACTGTGCATCCTGCCAAACGCCCTGAAGCCCATCGGGGTACTTCTGAACATAGAACGGCTCAACAGGTGGAAACTCGCTGTCGGTGAAGTTTATTTCCTGCTGTTCTTCTTCCTGCGGGTGTTCGGTTTCCGGCTGCGTCTCTGTTGTGGTTTCAGTAGTGCCGTCGGGGTTGGTTTTTACCGTGGTCGAGGTTTTGCGGTAGTCGTAATAGTTGTCCCCGTACGTAATATCGACTTTGGTGTTATTCGTGGTTGTAGTTGTGCCAGTAGGACCGACAGTTGTAGTTGTAGGGCCTGGCTCAGTGACACTGGACGGGCCGGACAGGGAAGTACTGTCGCGAAGGGATTCGTAACAGGCTTGAGGGTTAAGCCCACCCTCGCAATGTTCTCGCAGTCTGTCTTTTAACCATTCGCTGTCTTTGACAGATGCTGCTGCCTCCATAAGATCATAGTCGGCATCAGTAGCTGGTCTATAACCAGTTGATGCCGTGCAACCACCGACAGAAAGGTCGTATGTAGAGCCTTGAGGACAGGAAGAACCATAACGCTGGGCATAATAAGTGGTGGTACTAACACGGACCGTGCCGTCATTTTTATAGAGAACACATTTGTAACTAGTTGGCTGAAACGGCTGGATAGTTGCGTAACCAACTTTAAGATCGCCACCAAGATTAAGGTTGGATACGGCTATACATGCATCTAATGCACTGAGATGTGTGCCCGTATTCGGAGGGCTGGTTGCCCAGGTGTAACCTCCCTCAACCGGCTCAGGACGATTACGGACATAGACTTGTCCGTCCTCGATTACACCATCGACGGCATCGAGCATATATTGCAGTCCGATTCCAAGAGCTGCGCCATATACGCCGCCACGAAGATTCGTGGTCATGCCTTTAAGTGTTCGAGGTATCGAATAGTCATACGTTGGTTTAACGGGAAGTTTAGTACCCTTAGAACCGCCACCATATGAGGACGGAATATATTCGGTCTTGCCATCGCCTGGAACGTGCAGTGTGTCACCGCTCCTGGACGAACCGTTACCGGAGTTAACAACCGAAGAATCACTGGGCATGGAAACATATTTACGAGTTGCCGCATGGGCATGGCCGACTGTGAGAACGACCAGAAGGGTTAGAACCGCTGATTTACTCCAGTGATGAATGCCCATCCGCCAAATACTCCGCCAATGAATACGAGCGAATAGGCGAGCATCGCCAAGTCCGCCGCTGTAAGTGCTATTTGCGCTTCTTCCATAATGAATGAAGGGGCCGAAGCCCCTCCCCCGAAGAGGCCGTTAGGCCTTCCGAACGCCGCGCTTGCCGAGGTCGATGCCTTTGAAAGCCATGGCGATACCGATGATGACAACGCCGGTCGCGCCAACCCAGGTAGCGACGGTGGCAAGGTCTACAGCTGCGAAAATCTCAGTCATGTTTGTTACTCCTACAGTTTGCGAATGACGCCGAGAGCGACGCCGAGGGTTATTCCCAGGCCCCAACATGTGACCGTGAGAAAGAAGCCAGCGGAAAACACCGCAGTTACGCATTCGGCGGTAAGTTGTGCGGTGCAATCCACTGTTTTGTTACTCCGTTACTTCTGAATTACAAAAAGAGCAAAGGGTGCCGCATTCAGGATCGTCAAGAACAGCGAACTCCGATCCATCTGAATCTTCATCGAACTCTTGGCCGCATTCGTCACAGACGAAGGTGTCCATTAGTTGGCTCCAGCTACAGCAGCAGGACGAGGTTGTACGCGCTGAACTGGTACAGGCAGGCCGTCATCAGAGAGCCACAGGTCCATGCCGAAAGCGGTGCCGGTTTTGGACTTCCACGCTTTTGCATATACCGGGACGGCAACTTGTTTGCCGATGTAGGGCTTATAAGCGTTCTCGATGCCAGAATCGAGTTGGCGCTTGGAAACTTTTAGACCAATAGATTGCTCGATCTCTTGGCCAAATTGGTCACGACCAGGAGCGGTCAGAACCAAGTAATGCTCGATGATGCCATTCATCTTTTCTTTAGAAGTGACGCCCTTGCACAGGCCCATTTGTACCAACATAACGATTACCTCGGTTAAGAACGGGCCCAGCGCCCGAGAAAATGAATTGCCAACAGTCCGCACATAGTGACGCCCAGGAGATTCATAGTTGCGGCGATCATGCAGACACCTGCTGAGAATGCTCAAAAGCATTGAGATAGAGCGCGCAGAGCAAAAAATACTGCGCATCAGTAATGCAGCCCGCTTGCCAGTAGGCAGAGATAAGGCCGGCGCAATACCCAAAGTTGTAACTCCGCTCTGAATCGCGGCAGTAACGAAGGTCTGTCAGCGAACGCTGAATAGTGCGCAGATGTGCGATTCTCATGCAGCCTCCACCGATGGCTCTACGTACCAACCAGGGCGTTGAGCACTGAAGTCGACTTGCAGGAAGCGCAGGATCGGAATGACGTTGTTCTTCTGGTCATCCATCTTCAACTTCTGAAGTGCAGCCTTTGAAAGTCCGCATTCGCAAATGTCACGAACGTGGTTGTAGAAACTGGCACGGTTCATAGATGCCATGGTTTCTTCCCAGCCGTACTCTTTCAGGCTGCGATATGTGCGAAACAAATTGAGCGCATAGGCCTCGGACAATTTCCCGGACTTCGTTTCTTTGGTCCACCGGGCTTTAAGTGCGGCCAGCACTTTGTCATCGTTAATTACTCGCATGGAGATACCTTCAAAGGCCGCAAACAGTTCTTTGGTTACTTGTTCCCAACACCACTGAATAAAACAACTCCCCTGCTCTTCCAGTCGTTCCTGGTAGTCGCAAAGGGCCCATAGATTCGTCGGGATGTTTCTGCGTTCGAGCCAGCGGTGCATAACAGTGGCTTCGAGACGAAGGAGGTTTTCGGCCCACTCTTGGAGCGCGGGATTCTGGAGAACCGCGAGCAACCGGTGGGCTGCGAACGCTTGAGAGGGAACGAAGTTGGCACCGCCGTAGGCTCTGGCAGCCTTGATGGCGTCATCGAGCTGGCGGCGAAACTCAGGGCCCTTGAGATACGCCTTGAGCTTGCGCAGGCGGGTTTCCTTGGAGCCCCAATAAGCCGTGGTTTCGTAGTCGTCACCACGGTTGCGGGTCTGGCCGTTGCTAACGCCGCGAAGCGCCTGGACAAGCTGTAGCGCGGTGCGCTGATCGGGCAGGCGGGCGGAATAGGTGCAGTCGATCCCGTAGACCTCGGAGGCCTGCCAGTCCAGCAAGGCCCACAGCTTAGGATATGAGCCGGCAAGCCACTTAAGCATGACTTCGCCACCCTTGCGAATCGAGGTAGGCCCGAAGACGTTGTGCCCCTGGAGCAGCTTCGCAGGGCTGGCTTTCAGCTCGACCCCGGGCTGTATGCGCTTGCCGAGCGACTGGTGGAACACCTTGAACGCCAACGGCGTGAAGCCGGTGGAGAGAGATTCCCAAGCGTGGCTTATGTCCTCGACCTGATAACCACCCTTCCCGTCTGCAAGAACGCTGGTAGCACGGAGCGGAACGCCCAGGGCTTCCAGATCAACCATAAGCAGTTCGTTGCCGCGCTTACCGGTGCTGGTAGCGATGGCATCGACCCGGAACGGTATGAAAAGGTGGATTTTGTCGAGCATGAGTGCGTGCACACAAATAACATTTGCGGCGATTGTTAACCGGGGAACCCGCACACGTCAACGCATATCACATGCACACATGTAAGATTGTGGAGATGCCTACGTGAGTAATAGCAATATGCCTACAAATCTACGACTGACAGCCGATGAGCAGGACGCTCTGAGAAAAAAGGCCATAGAAATCAATAAGTTGCTGGTTAAGCAAGGCATGCAACCTTTACGCGACAGCGAACTGGCACACAAAATATTAGAGAAATCAATTAGTTACGCTGAGGTAACAGCATCAGGCGAAATAGTTCTGATGATTGAATGACAGGAATCCGGCGGATGGGGAAACACCCTCAAAAGTCTAACCGTTAGACAAGAGTCCACCATTAGAGATGGTGGACCCGGCTGCGCCGGTGAAGCCAAAGCGCGGCGGAACCACTGCAACTTCGTGACCTAACCGACAGCGGTGCTGATGATCCTGGGAGAGCGGCAAAGAGAAGCCCAGGAGCGGTTCCATTTGGGCAGATCAGGGCGCGGGTTGAGCTGGTGGCGGGACAGTAGGACGAAGATCGCGAGAAGCCCCTGGCGAGCCGTTGAGGCCGTCGGGGGCTTTTTCATTGAGGGGAGATCGGCCGCTGCGCGGGTATCGTCGCGGTGACGACGAGGCGATCAGTTCAGGTCGTGCAGGCGACTAATCGCCGCGAGCGGCGAGGTCGAGGTCACCGAAGGCGTGTGCGATGAAAAGCTTCAGCTAGATCGAGAGAGCGGCGTTCTTCTGCCTTCTCAATGCAGTCGATGCAAATGTAAGGGTCAACAGGATCGCCGGTAGTGAAAACCTCATCGTCATCGCCGAGAAAGCCGCAATAGCTACAAGCTTGGACAGTGGGCTTAACCATCGATCAAATCTCCCTGCGCAGTCTTTTCGAGTAGCTGGGCAGCCGAGGCGCGGGCCTGCTCGATGATGTGGCGGAGCCGGCGAATCTCGGTTCGCTGGCTGTCGATGACTTCGTGCAGCTCCTGATTCTTGTGGTACAGGTCGAAGGCATCGAAAGCGGCCATTCTGAATGCCTTACTGGCAACCTTCTGGCCGTACTGCATCTTGAGACGGTCGCCTTCCTCGGTGGTCACATCGAATTTGATAAGCATTTTGGTACCTTTCCTTTCAACCAGGTTCGTTCCTCGAGGAGGGAAATGGTACCAAACCATTAGGGGCATTCCTAGCAATTGGTACCATTTGCTCGACCTGGTGCGATCGGAGATCCGCGAAAATGGTACCAGTCGCCTCGCATAATCCGCCGTTATGTTACGCCTGCCCTACGGGCTGCGCTGGCCGGTCGATAGTCCCAGCGCACCGGCTCAACATAACGCCGAGCCTCAATTATGCGAA